AAGCATTTTAAAACCGCCTACCCATCACGGGCAGACGGTCAAGTTCAATTCACCTTTTAATCCATGAAAAAGTATCTATCAATTCCATAAAACAAACATGAAAACTCCTCGCTCGGAGAGATTTTGCAAACCTTAAATTACACTACTTTCAAAAAAACAAATCCTTAATCAAATAACTAACAAAAACTAACTACTCAAATTATGACGTTTCTTGTATATCCAAACCATCACGGCCATGAGCGCAATCAGCACCAGCCCGATGAATGGCTTTGCCACGGAAAGGATGGTGCGCTCCCATAAATTCAATTTCCGTTCAACAGGGTAGGGAACGCGCACGGAATCCACCTTCACGCTGTCACGGTAAACAGTCTTACCCACGATGCGGTCACGATAGCGGATGATGTACTTCTCTTTCCAAACCGTATCGCCTTTCATCCACGTTACAACTGAATCCCGTTGGTAGATGGAATCGTATCGGGTGAGCGTGTCATGCTTCTCCACGGTCACGGTATGGTATTCGGGCACGGGAACGTATTGCGTTCTGCATGATGTCAGCCAGCCCAAAGCAATCAAGGCCAGCAGCAGAAAAAACCATATCTTTTCACTCTTACTCATAACGCAAGTCATTAACACGATTCAACCAGCCTTTCAGCCATTTCTTTTGACTACCTACGGCAATACGCTTGTAATATGCGATTCTTTCCGCTTTGAGCGCATAGAATAAATCACGTTGGCCATTCTTCCAGCCGTTGATGGCTGCGAGTGTCTTAGCCCCGAAAATGCCGTCACGGGTAACTCCGAGAACTTTCTGCGTATTCTTCAAAGCCCATGCACCGCTTCCCCAATACCAATCAACAATCATCACGGCCACGCTGTCGTCCTTAATGGCTTCGGCTTTTGCCTTATCCCAAAAGAACATGAGCAGCACGTCACGCCATTCCTTGTACGTGATGGCCTTCAAATCCTGAACGGATGGCTTGCTCTTTCCTACGGCCTTGCGATACTGTGTGAACGTTTTCAGCGTTACGCCTGATTGTGTCGCACCGCCTTTGTCGGCTGGGTCATTTGCCCATCCTTTCCGTCTTGACCGTTCAAACAGTCTTTCGGGGCTTTCCCTGTATAACTGAGAAACGCCCGTTTCCCATTTCAGGATATGCGGAATGAGTTTGTCTATATTAGCCATCTTCTCGCGTTTTATTGACCAGCATTTCAATGACCTTTTCAGCCCCACCGTATTGCTCGATAACGGCCAAAAGAGCCTTCGTGTAATCTTGCTGTTGCTTCTTTTCCTTGATGTCGGCTGGCTCCCATATGGAATGAATTTCCACCCACGCCACGTACCCCGTTGCAAAGGCCGTAAACCACGGAATCATCCATATATCCACCTCATAGAAGTAATACAGAAAGAAAACAATGGACACCTGAACAACGTCAATCAGCGACATGGCGAAGGTCATATTATAGTAACGGGCAATCTTATCGATGGTACGCTTATACCCATCGGATGTACGATATTCACCGCGCTTCTTCGCCTTCCTGACACCAGCCCAAAGGTCAGCAAGTATCAGCGCAAGAATGGCGATATACATCAGCAGCATGATGCCGCCACAAATCATCAACGTTAATATTCGGTTGTCCATATCACTGTATATGTAGATTAGGCATTGGTATGTTAGAGTCAATATATACTCCATCTAATGTATTACCAACCATAAAATTATCATTTCCGCTGACTCTTTGACCCTTAGCATATATTCCAGTATTTGCATTTGGAATAATGTTTGTTTCAATATATTGGGTTCCACTACTTTGAAGGTATTCTACCTCAGCGTCATACTTAGGTGCAGGAGAATCCTTTTCCCACACAAGCTGGCTACCAAGGTAGGCTTTCTCAATAGGAGTACTTTCTACGACTATATCCACTATATTATTATTAGTAATATTAATCATATTATCTAAATATTTTTAATTTAAGCTTGAACTCTCCACCATAGAATATGGTATCATCATTCTTATTCCTGTACGTTGCCATAACTAAACTATTTATTGTACAATATTACCATTTGCATCAACCCAAGTCTTATTGGCAGGGTCAGTACATATCAACAGCTTATTGGCCGTAATGTCAAATATCTGCTGGGCATAGTTGGGAGCATATCCTCTTCTTATTGCTGAAGTAGCAATTCTCTTATGTACCATATTCACAGATTCCATATTAATACCACTTCCAGCAGCCCAGAAAGGAATTTCAACAGCGTGCATTTCATTGCCATGACTGTGAGAATCGGGGAAATTCTGAATCACATAGTCCACATGACCATACCATTGGCCTGGTACTTTTTCAGTAGCATAATTACCACCTTGATTAAAGAATTTAGGACGATGCTCATTATGATACCCTTGAATGATAATAGATTGCTTCTGAGGATTATCACCAAAATAAGGATAGTTCAGACAGCCCTCTTCTATTGGATTAATAACCATCATAGGATGAACGTCCATACTTGCAGATAATCTCTTATTGTTGAAGTAATTAAATGCAAAGCCATATACACAGTTTATGGCACCGCAGCTTTCAGATATTAGGTGCTCTCCTTGAATTCCCATCCCAATACCATATCCACAACAATAGGTATCTTTGAGTTTAGACCATGCGTTGCAGGAACTAATCACACCTCTGAAAAAAACACAGTCAAGAGAAGGAATTGGGTCAAGACCATCATCACCAGCACCCCATACACCAGGCTGTGTAGTCACAGAACCATTTATGTCTTCAGTAACAATCTGTGATGAACAACTACAATCTATCACTGTAATCTTTTTCTGATTACTATAGACTGTAAAACCTATATGTCTGAGCGCAAGTCTATAATTCAGATTATATCCAGTACTTACATAAGCATGTCTTATCACAGAATAATTTTTGCTACTGTCGATAGAATCATAAGTTGTTTGGTCAACAACAATACGTACATCTTGGTAAGAAGCCCCTCCCCAATGATAGCCCTCAATATTGACCATCTTAAGAGAGCTGTCCTTTCCAGGAATACGGATTCCAACAAAAGTACCATCTGTGTCCTCTGTAAAAGAAGTTACATAATATGTACCTCTACAAAGATACACAGTGCCCTTAGAACCTCCAATCATACTGATTGCAGTTTCAATACTCTTATTGTCATCTGTACCAGTACAAACAATATCTGCCCTAGCTTTATCATAACTTGTACTGTCGGATGCAGCTACAATAATAGTTGAAAGCGGCTTGTTGTGCGAAGCTAATTGTTCTTGTAGAAATTCACTGTTAGATACTTCTGGAATAATTGTCAGCATTTTATTGCCGGCAGGATTAGGAGTTTCAGTATCATGGCGACACCACAGGTAACTGTCAGTACTTAGTTCAATAGTAGTACTTTGCCCATAGTCTAATCTGAGCCTACCCCTAAAACCATCAGCCCAGTCAGGAACCTCTCCATGAATACGGTTGGCCGATTTCAGTATGGCATATATACCTATTCCGTTATCAGCCCTCAAAGTATATCTTCCTGCTTTTAGTGGAACTATTCTACTCTTAGCACCTACGGCTGAATCTGACCACTTGGAAGGACTTGCATTGTCAATTGTGTAACTTCCTACAGAGTATCCTGCACCATCAATCCTTTTGTTGACAGCATTCTCGGAAAAATCAATAGCACCTGATATTTCTTCAGTTGGATTTACCCTTTTATGGAAAACCAGCTTAGCAGGAAAGAAAACAGTTCCTCCATAATCCTTATATATAATAATATACTCAGCAAGTTCGGGGACATCCACTGTTACAGTTTCCCCGTAAGGCACAGTAACCCAATATGAATACCCCTTACAATAATAAACAGGAGTGTTTTTACCATAATTTCCTCTTGTTATAAAGGAATATGAAGTATTACGGCCTTCAGTACTAAGGGCTGTAATAGTAACTGAATCACAGTCAGACACGGGAATCCTTTGTATCTTCCTTTTTGTTTCAGATGTCCAAGTAGTAGGTGATATATTATATCCAGCAATCTCAAAACCATCAGAAGCATTAACCTCCACATCCTTTGTGATATAAAGACTCTTTACACTTTCCTGCACATCATTCATCTCAGTACTAATGTACGACTGTTTTTCAACTAAGATAGACAAACTGCCAGATGTAGCCACTGTGCAATTAATGCTCGGATATAGCATAGTCGCATCATTGCAGATGTAATCAATAGTTTTAGTATTACTGCCAGCTTCTATTGCCCCGATTCTAATTCTAGCCAAACCTGAAGCAGATTTATTTGAAGAGTTGGCTAAATACAAATCAACATTATTTTCTTTTACATCGTCAAGTGTAAAAGTAAGTCGATAAATTCCCCCCTGCACAAATGGTATAGCACGAAGATAATAAGCTGATTTTGTGCTTGAAGTGGTAGAAAAAGAAAATTTATCATCATCATAAACAGAAGCGTAGGATATTATTTCCTCTCCTACAATGTCCACAGCCTCCTGCACATTATCAGCAACAAGTCTGCTCTGTGAATTATCATACTTAATCTTCTCTGCTTTGGCACCCCCTCCCTGCGAATTAGAAGCAATAAAACGAGTGCCATCATAGAACACGGAAATGATTTCATCTGCTTCCCATGTGTTTTGAGCGGAAACGGCTGCACCATTGTACCACAACTGAACGGCATTCACATTGCCGATTGTCAGGGTGCTTGCTGTTGTGCCAGCGGAAGGCATCTTGATACGGAGGTTTCCACCGCTACCCAAAAGATAATTCGGGGCGTTGACGGTGATTGTTCCACCGTTGATGGTTGCCTGATAGTAACCGTTGGCCGCATCCTTGTTATCAAGTGCGACACCGATACCCTCAACAACACCACCGACACGCGCTGCCGTATTGCCGCCAATCTGCGTTTCCTGTGCGATGGTCTGTCCTACGGTCTTGATTTCTTGATTAGTCATATATGCTGATTCTCCTTATTTATCCAAAATTTTGCATCTAAACGGTTTTCTTTCGTTAGGTGGGTAGTTAGTCACCTATGGCGTGAACGTGCGCCCTGTGGCCACGAATTTTCGGTTTCGCGCAACAGCATCCACCATTCCCGTTGATTTGTTCAAGATATAACAGGCAAGATGAAAGGTATTGCTCGGCTACGTCCATTGAATCATTATAACGGGCGTGCTTCTCGGTCAGGGCAAGACGGTTTCCGTAGGCATCCGTATGCTGCAATGAGCCTGAACGGGTAACTATCGCACCATCCGAGCGCATCAGTATCGAATACGTGTAATAGGCCAGCGATTTCTTCAAGCCGTGACACATCTTTACGTTTTGATAGGCCGTTGCAAACGTGGCATCGAAGGTGGTGTCAAAGACAAGCGTTCCATTCGTATCGTATGCCCAATAACCGCCATACAAAAGTACTTTCAAGTTATCGGGCATCGGGTTTTCTTCGGTGTATTCCTGTGCGATAAGGTTATAGACACCGATTCCGATGGCTGGTGCAATATAGACATCCTCACATTCGCTTATCGTGTTCTCAACATCTTCCGTGTCAAGGTGCGCACTTGTCGGGCGTGCCAGCGTGCGGAATTCTTCAAAGATCAATATGTGCTTATCCATAATCGTTCACTCCACGTTTGCGTTTTCTTCGCTGCTGATATATTTCAACGGCTGGATGGTCAGGTCAGCCACAGCCATTTCAGGCTCATGCCATGACTTCATAACGGTTGCAAGGTTTCGCTCAATGAATCGCTGTTCATTGGTGACCTCACCAGCATAGTATTCGTAACTGTCACGGATGATTGTACCTGAAAAGCCCGTCTTTCCCAACCGAATCATATAGAACGGCTCTTGGTGGAACTGTGCATAGATACGTTCAATCACGCTGCTTTCGGTTGCCGTGAAATCCTTATCGAAATTCTTTACGGGGAACTCAACAACTTTCGGCTCATCCTCCATGTCCTCCAATTCCACGTTGAGAATCTTGCTGCCTTTCTCATCGCCTTGGAACTGCAACAAATCTTCATCCGAAATCATCTGCGTTTCGCTGTTCCCGTGATGGCGGTATGGGTCATTCGATTCGTTATCAAGTTCGGGAACGCGCTTGCGTGTTATCAGCATACAAGCGACAAGAAAGTTATTCCTGACGTTTCGATACTTGATATTGCCCAATCCCTCATCCGTTGAAATGTCAGTGATGGCTGAGTCATAGATGGGTGTCGGATAGATGTCTTTGCCAGCTGTGGAACACCAAAGGATTTGACCGCGATACTTATCCACGCCACCGCTGTTCTCCATCTGCTTCTGCACTACGTTTATATCGGGATTGAAAACAGGGAACTCGCTGATGCTTTCTTCCGATACCCTCACGCGGCTTCCGTTCTTTGTCTTTTCACCTAACCAATCGGGATGCACCTTGATAGTCTGCACGTATCCATGGTCATCCTTCTCCGACAAACGGCATTGCTCAAACGGAACGTGATGGATGCTTGCGATTTTACCCAGCACGTTATAATTTATGTGAAGGGAGAACCCACCGAAACGGGTAAGGTCAAGCACAACGAATCGGAGTATATCATCCATCGTCTGCCCTTCGTTATTGACTACCTTTTCGGCCACCATATCATTGAAGCCGAAGCCCTCAACGAACTTGGCATAGCGTGAAAGGCATAACTCAGCCGTTCCCGAAGCTGATGTGATGGCCATCAGGTTCTGCGGATAGCGGTTATCGCGGCCATACGTCTGTATATTAAACCGCGAAAGATATTCTACATCTATACGCGGCTGTGGTTTCTTCGTTCTCCCTACGTTCATAGTTATTTATCCGTTTTTTTCGTTCTACGGGGTTTTCTTGTCTTGGCTGGTGCAGTTACCGCAGCATCGTTTTTCTTCGGTATAGACGCAAAGAAAACGGCCTTATTCGGAAATCTCTCCAAATAGGCTGCTGCAACTTCATCCGTCAAATTCGCGTTTGTGAATACCTTACCTCCCATGAAATCGGGGCATTGGATAATGAACCCAGCGCGTAAGGTGTAATTCGATTTCTCCTTCATAGCGTTATGTTTGTTTAAGTAACAGATAATCTCAATCAAACCATCATGGTAGCATTGTTGGCACGTTGTCGGTTTGAATGGCTTTGCCAGCACTTCAAGGTAGAGCCTTTCGATGGTTTGCTTATCAACGGCTGAGAAGGGAGAATCAAATCTCCCTCTCAACTCGTTGCATAGAGTTTTGGCTTCTTCAACCGTCATAATCAGGTATAAAGTGCTTCGTAAGCGGCCTGTGTGGTGCTGCTGTCAGTATTGAAGAAATAGACTGCGGCCTTCGGTGCGCCCGTCTCTTCAAGTGTAACAGCCCAACCGCCATCGGTTTCCTCGCTGTACTTGTCTTGTGCAAGTTCGGTAGCGTGCAAGCCCTGATAATATCCGTAAACCTGATATTCAGCCTTGCCGCTTGTTCCCTTCGCCTTGTTTTTCAGGATAGCCACGAACTCACCGTTGGCAAGTCCATCAACCACTTTCCATGAGGTTTCGGGGTCAATATCAAGAACCACAAGATTCACCTGATTGGTGAAGGTATTGCGATACGTGCCTGTTGCAAGCGCGGTATTCGTACCCGTGAAGGGTGTTGAACCATCTTGCTGCACCTGATATCCCTTTTTACCCGTTTTCAGCACCAGCGTTTTAATGATGTTCGCATCGGTGTTGTCAAATACGGTAGCCGAGAAGTCAATGTCCGAGCGATTGATAATGATACCATCGCTTTCCATTCCGCGTACAAGCGGATTCGCGCAATTCGACTGAATGTCAGCCTGAATCAACGATTGGCATAATGTACCCATGTTCTTTTCCTTTCCGTGATGCAATCACTCGTTAGTTAAACATAAGGTCAATTAGACTGCGTAATGGATGAGGTCATCCTGTGCAATCTTGGTATCAATCTTGCCAGCCGCATAGATTTTATTCATGCGCTCATCCTTATTGAACCAAATGTCAAGGTCGCTGATGGGGTCGTTGGCATCTGCACCGATAATGAGGTTCTCAGGATTGTACATAACTGCACGGAACGGATTTTCCCATGCTGTACCCGTGTTGAAGTACTTGTTAATCATAAAGTCCCATGTGGCCACGCTTGCAACGGTTACACCGTCATACTTAGCAATCTCAAATCCATCGAAAACACGTTCCCACGGCATAATCGTGCCATAGGTACGCTTCACGTCTGCGTGGAGGGCATCAGCCAGTTTCTTGTTCATCAGCAGAATAGCGTTTCCACCGTAGTTGATACGGGCATCAGCATCAGCGAGAATGGTATCAACGAGAGTGGTAGCCACGCCTGATGTACGGATGGCTGCGGTCTGTGCGGCATAGGTTGTCTGACTGTTGGCTGCGATAGCGGTTGTCTTGGTGGGGTCGGCTGTGATGATGGCATCCAACTGCTTGAAGAATCCGTCACACATAGTGAACAGGGTCGGGTCTTCGGTGTTGGCAAGAATACCACCGTTTGAAATGGTATCCATTGCGGTATCGCCAAACCATGCCATGCGCCAAATCATGCGCTTCATCTGCGTTTCCAACAGTTCAAGGTAGATAGTCATAAAGTCAGTTCCGCTCAGGTCACCGATTTCCGTACCTGATTTCAGACAGTACTCTGCGATGGTCTCTTCAAGATTCTCATAGCAGATTTCAAGTGCGATACTCCACGCACCGAGTGCCCAACGCTTCAACTGATTGTTAATGCCAATCTCATCGAATGTGGGGTTACAACCAGCACCTTTGTGACCGACTGCATCCATCTCACCGATAAGGGCGATAGGCTCACCGTTGCGCACTTTCTTAACGTTCACGTACTTACGGAAATCCTCATCTTGGAGAATCTTCACAATAAGTGCATCCCTCAAAGAACGAAGGTTCTCAGGCTGTAAAGGGATGTTGGTAAAATACTTTGCCATTGTTTAAATCCTTTCTTTTGGTTAATTACTTCTTTGTTTTCTTCACTTCATTGTAACGTGCAAGAATATCCTCCTTGCTGATACTCTTTGCTTGTACGGCTTCCTCTGCACGCTCATCTTCCTTCTTACGGCCTTCGGGCTTGTAATCGGAAGCAATCTTTGCCAGCACCTTCTCACCGCCAGCAATCTTCACGGCATTAAGGATTCGAAGGTCATCGGTTGTCTTTGCGTTTTTCTTCGCATCTTCCAACTGCTGCTTCAACTCCTCAATCTGTGCTTTCAGGTCATCGTTCTCGCTTTTCAGCCGCTCGATTTCTGCCTTGTCATCATCCTGTTCGAGAATATCATCCTCGATACTCTGCTCATCAACGACTTTCGGCTTAATCTCAACGATTTCCCCGTTTTCCACTACGATGGTCGAGCCATCGGGCATCACGAACTCGCCATCAGGTGAAGCCTTATCGCCTACCTGTGGCTCGCCTTCTTCACGCTCAACTTCGATGGTTGCACCATCGGCTGTGTTGAGCGACATTCCGAACTTCACATCCTCGACTGTCTTGAAACCGAGTTTCTCCAGCATCTTGTCAAGGAGTGACTTCTTTACTTCCACGTTTTCACTCATTTTCTTTTCTTTGTTAGGGTTAATATTTGGATGAAAATCTTCCGTGATTTTCTTTGCTGACATCGGGGTCAGGATTTCGCCTATGATACCGAAACTCATTGCGGTATCAACATTCATCGGCATATCCTTATCCATCTGCGCCTG